GCGTACCGTCAATTGCTCGCGATTTGATTGACAGCCTTTGATGCCGCGCCGTGCGGTTTGAAACCGACAATGAAGCCGCGATTGGCTTTCGCGCATAGGCGGCATTTGTCACACGATAGTCCGTCAACGCGTTGGGCGGGGCAGACAACTACGCGGTTGCCCTCCGGTGTCGTGAACCTATCGGGGCTGTCCTGAGGGACAACGGCCGCAATCGGAAGGCCTAGCTTCGAAAGAGTGTCGGCATGGCCAATTGAATTGGCGGACAGATTGACAACAAAACCGGCCGCGTTTGCCGCGCGCAGGGCCGATAGATTGTCTCCCGTGGGCGGTTTATGGGTGTATGTGAAACCGCGTTTTCCTACGTTTGCTTCCGTCAATTGGGCAAGGGCAGTTGCGTCAATTGCGTTGCCGACACCGGGCAAGTCACCGGCTTGGTTGTGACGCCACAACTGCCCGGCTGGGAAAGATTTAATCTTGCCTAGGAAAGCGGCCCAATCAAAACCGCGTTCTCCCGACGTAACTTTGCTCCAATGAAGGTTCAAAGGTCCGCCTTTGGCATAACAGCCTTTTGCTTTGAAAGGGCAGTCATCCGCGCATGTGACGGCCGACGAGGTTGACACCGGAATCGGGCCGGTTTTGACGTTTGCTGATTTGAGGGTGAGATGAACTTTCATTGGATTAATGGTTTGGAAGGAAGTCGGATTCAAGATGGCCGAGGAACAAAAGGACGGCGACGAATAGAACAACAATGGCGATGCGTTTGAGAGTGCGGCGGTTCACTTTAGTCCTTTGCGTTTGAAGATGGCACAGACTTCGGCAAAGCGTTCGGACTGGCATGGTGAATAATGGACAAGCCAGATCTGATTCTTAGTGGCGCGGACAAACCGGGAGGGACGTGAGTCCTTGCCGCATTTGAGCCACTGGCCGCGCTGCAAACGGAGCGTGCCTGAGTACAACGCGTCTTGAACGCCGTTGTCCCAAAGATCGAGTATCGGAGCGAATTTCATCTGGGAACAGTGTGGGGTAAAAGCCTGTTGGTTGCAAGATTTATTTTAGTTTTTCTTTGTTTTTCTTTGCAATGGGCAGCAATCGGCATGATTTGAAGCGAAAAACAAGGGTTTTCTGCGAAAAAACGAGGGTTTTTGAGAGTGAAAAGGTCCGGTGTCCTTACCCTACTTTGAAATAAAAACGCGAATTTTAACGCTAAAGTGCCGTACAAGATGTAGTGGTGTTACAAGGTAATGACCACAATAGGTTGTGGTGTTTTTGTTTGGACGCTTGGCATGCTTTGTGGCACAAAGTCAACGTGACGAAAGATCAATGGGAGCATGCAAAGTCGCTTTACCTGTCAGGGATGGAATGGAAGACAATTGCAAACGATTTGCAACTATCGGAGGCAACGCTTCAAACAAAAGCCAGTCGTGAGGGAATCACGAAGATGAAGGCTCAAATGCAAACGATTTGCACTGAAAAGAAAACTCAATCGTTGGAAGCGTTGTCGGCAATCGTTCGTTCGAAGCTGGCGGAGGATGCAGCGTCAACGCTTGAACGCGTCAACGCATACGACCTAGATGGCATTAAAGACGAGGCGACTCGCGAGACTATCCTTGGGAGCGTTGCCAAGCGGTCAGCTCTCGTTTTCGGATGGAGCGAACAAGGGGAACAAGCGAGCGTTTCAATCAATTTACTCGGTCAAATGCCTGATAAGTTCCACGTGGAACAAGTCGTGAGTGAACCTCCCGACAAGTGAATATAACATGTATTGTACGCCGTTGGGTTTCTAATTGTCTGGATTAGATTAGCTAATGGCATAAAAGGATTGTTTTCCTATGGGTTAGGTAGAGATTGGAAGGACTGGGGACGGCCCCTTTTGGGGGTGGGCTTCGTTTACGATACCCCCCTCAAAAATTTTCCACCTTTTTGACCATGCTAAATAAAATTAAAATAGGTCAAAAAGTATTTCTATCCACAGCAGAGCAGAAGCTGGCCCATTACGTTGCTAAGAATCGAAATGGCAATAATCGCTATTTCAACGTCACGAATCTGAAGATCAGTGCGGAAGATCCGCATACGGTCGATCTTGAGGGTATTGCTGGCGAACTCGCCTTCTGTCGCTTGTTCAATGTGTATCCTGACATTGATACCGACCGCGAGCCTCCGCATCCGCTTTACGACGCGGTCATCCCGCCTCCGCCGGGATTTCGCATCGATGTCAAAACGACCAAGTACGACAATGGGAAGCTACTGGTCGATGCGCGTAAGGGTGTCAAAACTGAGGCTGTTGATTTCTACGTCCTGATGACCGGCACTTTCCCCGGCCCGTACACATTCAGAGGATTCATCGCGAGAGAGCATGTCATCCAGCCTCATAAACTTGGCCTACTCAAGGGCTACAGCTCGTACATGGCGGAGCAGTCGGAGCTGACCGACAAGCTTCCCGATCCTCCACTATTCTAATTGACAATAGCGTCATTGTTGTGCGTCAGTCCGCTCATCGACCCTAAGCAAGGCGGCGGATTGGTCATCCATCGCAAAACTGTCTAAGCGGCAATGACGCTCCGCAAATGGGAGGTAGGATAATCAACCACCGTGTGGTGGATTGATGGCCTACCATAACGCGGTAAATGTCGGTTTAACTCATTTCATAACATGGCTTGTCCTAATGTCTTCAACGCCTTCGCGGTGGCTACTGAGTCGCTCGCGCAGGATGTCTATAAACGCGCCTCGTATCGCTCGATGTGGCTCAACATGATTGAGCGCGGCGAGTATCCTCAAGGTACCGGTCTGACCCAGACCTCGTTCACCACCACCTCCATCGAGCCGACTGCGGCTGAAGAGTGGTCGGCCATCACCCTCGCCAGCGGTAACCCCGGCGATAACGGTGGTGCTTGCGATGTCACCTACAATGACGTTCCGGTCGGCTACAATGCCGTCACCTGGAGTCCTGAGCGTTTCGCCCTCAAAGGTCCGCTCCTGTGTAAGGACGATCTAACCTTCGACCATCGCGTCGAGGCGTTCCTCCGCGTGTATTTGGAGAAGCTCTCCATCCGCGCGCAGCGTTCTTGGGAGACTCGCTATCAGAATATGTTCGCCAAGTATGCCATCAAGGCTGTGGCCGACTCGTCCTTCACTCAGGTTGAGACGATTCCGTCCGGCGTGAATGAGCTGCCTTGGATTCAGACCGGCTCCGCTGGTCAGGCTCTGAATCAGTCCACCTCCGAGCTGACGCAGGAGATGCTCGATGTGGCTGCTGCTACGCTGATCCGCAACGGTGCCACCAATCCCGACAGCTCTGGCTTCATCAGCTACAGCAGCGATGGTCCGGTGTTCCCGCTGTACATTGGTCTGGAGGCCAGCCAGCGCATCGCCCAGAACAACCCCGCCTTCCGCGACGACCTGCGCTACGCCGACATGGGTAGTGGCACTGGTGCGGAGCTGCTCAAGCGCATCGGCGCGAATCGGGTCATCAAGAACTTCCGGCATGTGCCGAATCTGTTCCCGCCCCGCTACACCTATGCTGGCGGCAAGTACACGCTCGTTCAGCCGTTCACCAGCACCAATGGCACCAAGGGTACTGTGTTCAGCGTCAACCCGAGCTGGGTTACCGCTCCGTACGAGGCCGCGTTCGTCGTCACCCCGTATGTGTTCAAGTCGCACATCGTTCGCCCTGTGAACCGTGTCGGTGATTTGAGCTGGATGCCGACCAACTACATGGGCGAGTGGCAGTGGGTGACTGGTGCCTACAAGCTCGATTTGGATTGCGCCGATCCTCTGGAGAAGAAGGGCCAGCACTATGCTGAGTTCATTCATGCGCCGGAGCCGATCTTCACGAACCAGGGCATGACGATTATCTTCCGTCGTTGCACCGGCGCGCTGACCCAGATCATTTGCAGCTAACGCTGACAAACGATCATTCAAGAAATCCGCAGGTCGAAAGGCTTGCGGGTTTTTTGTTTTTGGCTATCGTCGCGGCGGTTAACTCATAGGTTGAATGTCTGTAGCAGCCTCGTTGCGAGGCAACCCCTTATCGGCCCGAAAGGCTGGTAGGGGGTTTTTCGCGTCGCATTAGCCTTGACAGTATGCGCGGCAAT